ATTTGCTGCTTTAGCGCCAGCACTAGCACCACCCAACAGCATAGACACATCGCCAAGAACCCTAAAAGGGTCTTCCTGCATGGTCTTTTTAAATCCTGCACCTGTGCCATACGTTGTTGCGTAATCTTGTCCAACAGCGCCAGCTAAAGCTTGTGATCGTTGCGCAGCTGCAGGGTCAAGGAAAGGGCTGCCAACATTGGCTCTGTTGATAACGTCACGCAATGGCGTTGGTGTGATGTTTTGCAAACCACCAGCCGCTATGTCCATCAGTCCCGTTGCTGTTTGCAATGGATTGGTAACTGCCTGATACAAACCGCCAATAGTGTTTCGGTACAAACTAGCAGGGGCGTTACCTATCATCTTTGCAGCACTGAAACCTTCGGGTTGCATTGTTTCAGAAGCTTTTGCTTCTTCATATGCCTTGGCAACAATATCAAAATCAGGCGTACCCTTTTTGGCGCTGTTGTCCACAATCCACTTTGCGTATTCGTCAGCAGTAGCCATACTATGGTTTCCTTTTAAGAATCTGATCGGCTTTACTTCTAACATCACTACCACCAGGTGCAGGAGCAACAGGGGTTTGCGCAGGAACTAATTTGCCAGCCTTGCCAGCAGCAATTTGAGCTGCTTCTATAACATTTTGCAATCGAGCTTGCTTGTCCAAAATAGTTTGTGGTTCATCACCATAAGCTGGGAAATAGGCTTGGCGATAACCTTCTAACTGTTCTCTTGTGTAGGCTGCGCCAGTTCCAAGTGTTAGTGCAGCATCAAGAATATCAAGTTGTGCAGCTTCAACCCTTTGCCGTGCTTGACTATTTAAAAGATTGCTGGCAGTTGTTGAGAATTTTCCAACTGCTGCCGCAAATGCTTCTGGTCCTGCCGCCTTTGGGTCGTCTGTTAAAGCTTGAGTTAATTGGTTTTGTGAGAATTGCAAACGCTGCAATAAGGTAGCCGCTTTGCGCTCACCTTCTGTTGATCCTGATGCTTTACCAATTAATGGTGCGCCTTGAGGTTGAATGATTGGCTCTGCAACTGGTGCCACAACTCCACCGCGCTTGCCAGCGCCACCAGGCGCTCGTGCGCCACCGCCACCAAATGGTGCTGCAACTGGTGGTGGAGTAGCATTAAGATTAACAGGGAAGGCTTGCAAAGTCCTATTGTTAACGCCAACAATTGAGCCGTCTTCGGCCTGTTGAATGGTGTAGCCAGGGTTAGATTTTTCCCATGCAAATTTACTACGATCAAAATTTAACCGTTCTTGTGCAAGTCTTTCTGTAGAACCAAGATTGGCAATTGCTTGATCGTATAGTCTGCGATTTGGGTCAGTTAATGGCAATGCGTCACGTTCTGCTGTCAATCTTTTTATTTCACTTGGCGTAGTGTCTTGTGGTGCAGTAAAAATAACATCGCCAGTGCCAGTTACCAAGTTTCGACCAACAACGCGAAGCGTGTTAGCTTCTTTTAACCTATCTTTGATCAAATCCATTCGATCTTTAACGCCAGGCAAATCTTCATATTCAGACAACTTTGCGTATTCAGCTCTTAAAGCCGCCGTGTTGTCTACAAGTTTATTAACTGGCGCGGCAGGCGCTGGTGCTAATTGATTGGCCGCGCCAACTGGTGGTAAGTTTGTGCCCATTGATCCCGTAAATCTTTGCGCTTGTGTAGGCATTGGCGCGGATACTGGAGCGTTAGGGTCAAATGTGCCTGACCCTATAGTTCCAGACGCAGGCGCAACAGAAGGCATAGCTGTTGGCGCAACCGTGCCATAAACGCCAGCTTTTTTCGCAGCATCAAGGCGTTGCAAACTCTGCAACATTTGAATACCTGTTGCTGAGACTTGAGCATTTCTATTTCCGGCCATCACTCGCGCAGCCTGCATCATGTCAGACGGGCCACCATTTTTCCCTATGGCCTCTGCCATCTTGGTTACGTAGTCTTCATCTTGCTGAATTTGGCGTTGCGTTTGTTGCATTTGCATTTGTGCAGCTTGTTGCTGAGACTGCGAAGCCAAAATATTTTGCACTTGACCATACTGAGCCAAGGGATCGGCAACTTGAAGTGGCTGAACGCCGAGTGCAATTCTAGGATCTATAGGCATGATGTAACCTTAATTTAAGATGTGGGAGTTCCATCTGCATTGAATAACGGTATTCGACTACCGCCACCCATTGCGTTGACCATATTATTTCCTTGACGGTAGTTTAAGTACGTACCTAAACCACTGGTCAACGCATTTGTTTGGCCAACATAGCCTGACGCTCTTGCCGCTGCCGCGCTACCTATAGCGTCTCCAACATTAGAGGCCATGCTTCGACCTGCGCTACCAATTTGTTGCGCGGTAGTTTGGCCCATGCCTGTCAATGACTGCAATGGCCCCAAACGAGCTTGGCGTTCGGCCTGATAACGATTGAAAGCGTTGGTGTACTCTTGACTGCCCATCTCTTGGCCGTATCGGGCAGCGGCCTTTAGCGCCCCGCCAGAGATTAAGCCGCCACGAGCGGCTGCTTGACGGTCAAGTGCTTGCTGACCTTCTTTTAACCGAAAAGCGTAGCCAGGGTCTTGTTGAAACTGATTCATGCCAAAGGGCGTGTATTTGGAAGCAGCGACCAATTCAGGCAACGCATTGACACCAACGTCGTAGAAAGGCTTTTGCCTAGCTACGTCTTCTTGGTATTGTTTGTATTGCAAGTCTGCCGCGCGATTGGCGGCGTCGGCTTGAGTATTGCCAGCACTTCGTGCGGCGTCTGCACCTAAAAGTGAACTGCCAATAATTGCAGCGGGAAGCATCCAAGGCATATCAAACTCCTTCGCTCAAACAATGAGCAATATTACGTGCTTGGTCAACATCACCAAGCACAATTAACACTTCGTCAACTTCGTTTTCATCCGTGCAGTCAGTGGCGTGAATACAGTACCAAATCACGTCTGTGAGCGATTTTACGCCGTGATGCTTACCTGCGGCAATAGTTAAGCAGGCAGGAGCTTCAACAACCGATTTGACCCCATCCACAATCATCTCAACTGACCCGCTGGCCAAGATGGACAGATGGTCGTGCTTGTGGGCGTGTTGCACCAAAACGTGCCCTGCTGGGATGCGGGTTTCTTTGGCATACACACCTGAGCTGAAATGGTGGTAAATCATTTTATTCCAAAAGAAGGTTGTTGTTGGACGCAGCTTGTTGCCAAGGAACGCCAGTTGCATTGACAGGATTTTTCAACCCGTAAATATGAGATTGCAAACCAGCTTCAATTTCAGCGGCGTCCAACTGAGCCTTAACCCATTCAAGCACTTGCGCTTGCGTCAGATTATCATATTCAACAAATATGTCACCACGTTCAAACCCTACTGAGCCGTAAGTACTTGCAGATTGATCACCCTCCACGGCTTCACAACGCCAGTGTGCGGTAGTAACCAGACCGTCTAATAACTCACGGTTAAGTTGTGTGATAGACCAAATGATTGACATAATTTACGCTTGATTAATTTAAACGATAAAAGACAAATGTGTTTGCCGCTGTTCTGCGAATGCGAAAATGGGCGGATGTTGCGGCTGCAACGGTCAACAAACCTAATGCTGTAACGCCTGTGTTTACAGCCATTGTGATTATTCCAGTTGCTGTATTTACAACAAAGAAGTCATACCCAATATTTGTAGTTACCCATGAGGCCAATGTTTCAAGTGTCGTACCCAAAGGCATTGTTAATGTGAATAGCGTTCCAGTGGTGTTTATTATTTGACCTTGAATTTGTGCGTTGGTCAGCGTTGTTGCGGCTGAAATTGTTGTTGGGGCGGGCGCATACGGCATAACTGCGCCAGCTTGAAATTGTGCGTTACCCGCTTGGTCAATACGCATCCGCTCTGCTTGATTGGTGTAAAAAGGTATTCCACCAAATCCAGAAAGAGCAGTTTGCGAAGTGCTGGTTATATACCCCACTCCATAATTGGGAATGGCGTTTAAACCAGACGGCGTAAAAGTAGACCCGTCTGTGCTTACCGCAAATCCAGTAGTTGCTCTGCCTTGACCTGTTACGTCTAATTTATACGATGGAGAAGCATTGCCGATACCTATATTACCGCTGGCATCTTTATAAAATTGATTTGTTCCAATTGCAATAATGCCTGTGCCACCTGTTAAGGTGGTCGTATAGGACAAACTTGTAAATGCGCCTGTATTCGGTGTAGTAGCCCCAACAGTGCCATTAATATTGATTGAGGCTGTACCTGTTAAATTGGTCACCGTGCCGCTTGATGGCGTACCTAAAGCACCGCCGTTGACTACAAATGCGCCCGCAGTACCTGTGTTAACTCCCAAGGCTGTTACAACACCTGTGCCTGTTGTTGTAGTTGCAGGCGCAGCGCTAGCGCCGCCACCGAGCACAATTGCATTTGCCGCCAACGCCGCGCTTGATGCCCACGTAGTGCCGCTTGAAAAATAAGGAATGCCGCCGCTTGTGCCAGCCACTTTCAAAGCAGGCGTGGTAGTTGACGTAGCAACAGTAACGATGCCGCCGGTAAAGCTAACGGATGTAACCGTACCGCCTGTACCAGTTGCAGAAATTGATATTGACCCCGCACCATTGGTAATTGATACGCCGCTGCCTGCCGTTAAAGTAGCGCGGGTAAATCCTGTGCCATTACCTATGTCCAACTCGCCGTTAGCTGGCGTTGAAGTAAGACCAGTCCCGCCGTTAGCAATAGGTAAAACACCACTGACATGGGTTGTCAGGCCAATCTTGCCCCAAAGGGGCGCTGTGTTAACACCGCCCGAAATAAGCGCGTTGCCAGTAGCAACATCAGGCAGTTTTGCCAAAGTGGTTGTTGTGTTAGCGTACAACAGATCGCCTACAGCATAAGAGTTAAACCCCGTGCCACCATTGACTGCAATCAAAGTGCCCGCAAGCGTCACAGCGCCCGTGGTGGCCGCTGCGGGGGTCAGGCCAGTAGTGCCACCTGCAAACGACAGTACGCCCGTGTTGGCAACGGTAATCGTGCCAATTCCGTTGGTAACTGAAATGCCAGCGCCAAAACCTAGCGTATTTAGGGTATACCCTGTACCGTTACCAATCAACAGTTGGCCGTTGGTTGGTATGGTGCTTAGGCCCGTGCCGCCGCTAGCAACTGGAATAACGCCAAGCCCACCGCCAACAATGTTGTACAAACTGTAAAACCACCGATACCATTCACGCGAGACTGCGCCCGTGCGCTGATCAATAATCGGCACCCGTGGGGGTGTGATTTGGGTGGCGTTTGGACTTGTAGCCATGATCAGGCATTAGTCGGGCTTATGATCAATTCAGCCCCCATGATGGCTATCTTGTTGGGGTCAGTGCCTGAAAGTTCATAGACCCTATCGCGCAGCTTCAATGTCATGCCCAACCTACGCCAGAAAGTCCTGTGCCCATACGCGCCAATTTTGCCAAGTGATGACAAATGTTCGTTTGAATATGTGTGACCGCCGTCGTCTGACCAGCGCAGCATGACTTGCGGGTTATAGCCTGGCGCGGCAGGGTAAGAATTGGTCACCAACTCGTAGCCGCTAATGTCGGTATCCGACAGTTCGTATTGTCCAAGCGGCTCAAAACCATCCCCCGCTTCGGTGGTCAATGTGTCGCCTGCTTGCGTGGCTAAAAACGTCTGCACATATTGAGCAACAAGATTTAACCCTGCCTCAGTAACAATATTTTCACTGTCATACGCAGGGTACAAATTCAAACCTACGCCAGTTTCGCAATCAAGTTGCAGGCTGTGATGCGCGGTGCGCTTGAGGTTGTTCTGGCCGGTAGGCAGCGCCCGCCATGACCGCAACCACTTTTGGATGCCTCCATTGTCAGCGTACACATCCAAATCAAATGTGTAGATGTTGCCGTTCTCAAAGTCGCCAACAATAATGTTGCCGCCAAAGTTGCATTGGCAATTGCTGCGATGCCGCACAAATTCGCCGTTGTCAAAGCCAGCTCGTTCATGCCATGCTTGAGTGGCCACATCATAAACCCATGTAGCGTTGCCGCTTGGAAACGTCAACACATAAAAAGCATGGCCTTCTTGCTGGTATGTATAAGCAATAGCGTCTGCAATGTTGCCGTACTGAGCAATGGCGTATTCCACAGCATGTGTAGAAATACGGACGCCGGTATAGCCATTAGCGCGATAAACAATACCTTGTCCACGGGCATCAGTGCCTAGCCAAAACAAGCCGTTGTCCATCTTGGCAATGGTGTACGCCGACACGCAACCGATCTCGTTGAAAGCGCCTTGAATGCGAGTCAAAGGAAAGTCAGCCGCGCCAGAGTCATACCAAACTTCGACTGAATCGGTGCCAAACACCCACAGCTCACGGTGATCGGCAATAATGCCTACTACGCCATCGGGCGAACCTTCAGCGCTTGCAAAGTCCAGCGGGTCAACTGAAGTGCCGTCTAGCAATTGCGTTACCCAAAGAATTTGGCTATTTGGTTGGTTGAAAACAAAGTACCCGTCAAGGTATGCAACCGTTACAGCGCCAGCAAAGTCAGGGTCGGTAATCTGTGCAAATACATTGGTGACTTCGTTGTAGATGAAACCGTCAGGGTTGCAAGCAAAAAATATTTGTGTGCCGTTGTCGGCAATAGACACAGGGCCAATACCAGATACATTACCCAACAATTGCGGTGTGGCCGTCAAACCAGTCAGTTTGTAAACCTGCTGGCCGGAAACAACGTAGAAGTCGGTGCCGTTGCTTTGATGCGCCCACAAAGCGCGGATCGGGCCGGTGCCTACAGATTGAAGGAAATTCAATCCAGGGGCGCGGTTAAGAAACCCCGCCTCTTTGCCACCTTCTAGAATGACTTCAGGGAACAGATTGACCATGCGGTTGTCCGCAGCGTTGATACTGCGAGCAACATAGGCCGATCCTAAAATCGGCGTTTTCATTATGCGGCCACGCTTTTAATTACTGCAAAGTTAATTACAGGAGCATCAGTCGCTGTGCCGCCAGTAGTTAAAAAAGTAATGTTAAAGCTACCCGCAGCCACCGCAGTAACCCTCAAATCATATAGGTTAGTGCCTGATGCTTGATTTAAGATAATTACATCATTTGCGCCAACTGTGCTGTTGGTAACAGTAAATGT